AACATAGCAAATAACACTATTGTAGATGGTGACATATCGAATAGCGCAGCTATAGCGTTTAGCAAAATTAATGCTTCGCTTGCTATTACAGATTCAAATATATCAAATAGCGCAGCTATTAGTGGTTCTAAAATAGCCAGTGGAACAATTACAACTACTCAAATAGCAAATAACACTATTGTTGATGATGATATATCAGGTAACGCAGCTATAGCGTTTAGCAAAATAAATGCTTCACTTGCTATTACAGATTCAGATATATCAAATAGCGCAGCTATTAGTGGTTCTAAAATAGCCAGTGGATCAATTACAACCACTCAAATAGCAAATAACACTATTGTAGATGGTGACATATCAGCTAATGCGGGTATTTTGGGGTCTAAGCTGGCAAACAATTCAATTACATCTGATAAAATAGATCAGTCTAATAATTGGATGTTTTCACAATTAACAAGTAATACTGCATATATACGCGATATAAGTGTTACAAATATTAGTGTAAGTGGTAACATAATTCCTTTAGACACAAGTAGGTCTGATTTGGGGTCTTTGTCAAAGCGATGGCGCAACATATACGCAAATGATATAAGTATTAATACTATTAACGGACAAGCATATAACGCAGCACCCAATCTTACTTCAGTAAGCGGTGATATTATTCCTTTTTCAAATGTTAATTTTAAATTAGGCGATGTAAGCAGAAATTGGAGCAATGCTTATATACGCGATATAAGCGCGTCTAATATTAGTGTAAGCGGAAATTTTATATTAAATATAGGCGGAACAATGTCCGATATAACAGATACATTTAATAACTTAAGTAATATTTTTGATGCTATAACAACAAGTATATCTAATATAGATTTTAAAGTTATAGATTTATCAAACAATAAAGCTAATAGTGCTAATCCTACATTTACTGGAGTTATTAGCGTAAGCGGCAACATAATTCCTTTATTCGACATAAGTTCTGATTTAGGTTCTTCATTAAAGCGGTGGCGCAATATATATGTTAATGACTTAAGCGTAAATACTATTAACGGTCAAGCATATAGTGCTGGTGGAGGTGGTGGCGGAACTGCCATAGACCTTACTTCGGTTAGTGGTGATATAATCCCTTCTATTAATAATACTTTTACATTAGGAACAAGTAGTAATGCCTGGAGCAATTTATTTACAAATAAATTAAGTCCTCTATCAACTAATTATTATATAACTACTACAAATAGGATATTTCAAGAGATTAATAGCGATATTAGTTCAAATCGTGTTAATGGGTATTATGGATTAGCAAAAGATGCATATAATAGTTTAAATCCTAATTCAAGCGGAATAAAAGCAATTTCTAATTGGACTAGAAGAAGTCATACAGAGAATGGTGAGGTAGGGAGAGTTGCTTGGTCTCCTGAATTGGGATTATTTGCTGTAGTTGGTCCAGGAACATATGCTTCTGGTAATAATGCGTTAGTCAGAGTAATGACATCATCTGATGGAGTAACTTGGACCACAAGAACTACTCCAAGTACTAATAATTTTTGGAGATGTATATGTTGGTCTCCTGAACTCAAAAAATTTGTTGCTTTAACAGATGGAAGTACAAGCGGGGTAATCAGTTCTACTGATGGAATAACTTGGACACCTAGCTCTATTACTAATTTTAGTTGGCAAGATGTTTGTTGGTCTCGTGAATTAAGTTTATTTGTTGCTGTTGGTGGTTCTGGAAAAATAGCAAATTCTTCTGATGGAGTAACTTGGGTAACCAATATCACAGGACCAAATAATACTGCTTTACATTCTTGGAAGAGTATTTCTTGGTCTGCAGAACTTAGAATATTTGTTGCTGTTGCTAATTATAGCATTGGAGTAGCGACTAGAATAATGACATCTACTAATGGTTCTTACTGGGTTCCAAGGACTCCATCAAATCTTAATTCTTATAGTTGGAACTCGGTTTGTTGGTCTCCGGAATTAAGTTTATTTGTTGCTGTTGCTAATTCTGTAAATCTTGATAGAGTGCTGACTTCTCCAGATGGAATAACATGGACTAAAAGAAATGCTAGTATTGCTTCAGAATGGACTGCTTGTGTTTGTTGGTGTGCCGAATTAAAATTATTTGTTTCCGTTGGTCAAAATTCAATAATGACTTCTAATAACGGAATAAATTGGATTACAACACAAACTTATGCCGATATTCGTTATTGGAATACTATTTGTTGGTCTCCCGAACTAGGAATATGCGTTGCATCTGGTGGACAATCAGGGTTTAGAGTAATGACTTCTTCATTAAAAGGAAGACCTCCTACAAGTTATAATGTATTTGATAATAGTTTAAATAGGATTGATGAAAGCGGAAATTGGACTTTTCAAAATATTACAACAAATAGTAGAATATATCAAAATATTAGTGGTGGCATTAACGACTTAAGTTGGACTGCTGTAAATGGTTATTATGGATTGGCAAAAGATGCTTATCCTGGCTTAAATCCGTTGTCAAATGGAGATTTGGCAGTTAGCACTTGGACAGGGAGAACAGTAGATGGAGTTAATTATTGGAGAGGAGTTTGTTGGTCACCCGAACTTAGACTATTTGTTGCTGTTGCTAATTTTGATAATAATAGAGTAATGACTTCTAGCAATGGAATAAATTGGAACGTAATTGTGAGAGTTGAAGATAATCTCTGGTTCGCTGTTTGTTGGTCACCACAAGTTAGACTATTTGTTGCTATTGCTTATGGTGGAACTAATAGGGTAATGACTTCACCAAATGGAACAACTTGGACACTTCAAACAGTTCCAGAAGCTAATCAGTGGTTTGGTATTTGTTGGTCAGCAGAACTTGGACTATTTGTTGCTGTTGCTGGTAACGGAACAAATAGAGTAATGACTTCTAGTAATGGAATAAATTGGAATGCTAGAGCAGCAGCAGAAGCTAATCAGTGGCTTAGTGTTTGTTGGTCACCACAACTAATGCTATTTGTTGCTGTTGCTGGTAACGGAACAAATAGAGTAATGATTTCTAGTAATGGAATAAATTGGACATCAGCACTAGCAGCGCAAGCTAATCAATGGTATAGTGTTTGTTGGTCACCACAACTGGGGCTATTTGTAGCTGTTTCTATTGATGGAGTAAATAGAGTAATGACTTCTAGTAATGGAATAGCTTGGTCTTCCACAAATATTTCTGGTGTAGAAGCTAATAATTGGTATAGTGTTTGTTGGTGTGCTGAAGTTGAGCTATTTGTTGCTGTTGCTTATACTGGAACAAATAGAGTAATGACTTCTAGTAATGGAATTAATTGGACTGCTAGACCAGCAGCAGCAGTTAGTAATTGGCTTAGTGTTTGTTGGTCACCAGAACTTGGTATAGCTGTTTCTGTAGCGGATGCTGGCGCAGGAGCTAGAGTAATGACCTCTTCTTTAAAAGGGCGTCCTCCAACAAGTTATAATGTGTTTGATAGTAGTTATAATAATATTGATGAAAATGGTAAATGGACTTTTGTTAATGTTGCTACAACAACTCTTACTGTAAATGGTTCAAATGTAACATCAGATGATCGAGTAAAACACAATGAAGCTATTATTACTAATGGCTTAACTATAATTGATCAATTAACTCCAAAGTTTTATCAAAAAACTTTGACAATGTTAGATGCCAGTTATAATGGTGATTTAAGTGGTATTACTTGGAATTATGAGGCAGGTTTAATTGCTCAAGAACTATTACATGTTAATGATATAAGTTATGTTGTTAGTGGAGGTGATTATTATCAAGAAAGCTATAAACTAATAAGACAAACAAATGAAACAAGCAATAATTTAATACCACAATCATATGACCCAAGCTCTAACTATTATGAAATAAGTCATAATTTAATAACACAAGCATATACTGTAAACTACAATTCTATTTTTGTATATGGACTTGCTGCTATAAAAGAATTACATACAAAAGTAAAAGCACAAGAAACAATTATAAGTAGTTTAATAGCAAGAATAGAATCATTAGAAAATAGCTCTCAAATTTAGCTTAATACTACAATACAATCCAATCCAATACAATCCAAATATTATTAATATATAAAAATACATAAATATATATTAATAATACAAGAACTTAGAACATCACTTTCTCTTAATTATTCGGCTTTTATTCACTTTTGTCTTAGTAAATTTATATTTAATAGTTTTTTTAAAACCTTCTTTTGGAATATATCTAAAAAAGTTCATATTATAGAGTCTGGATTTGCGCGAAAGTTCATGGTTTTTAACTTTATCGTATATTTTTACCTTTTCTTCGCGTATATCTTCTAATGTTTGTTGTTTGCCATAGCATGTTACACTAAATCGCTTTAACAACCCTCTTTGTTCTAAACGATTTTTGATTTGAACTTTAAATAAATATTCAGAAAGACATAATAGACGGTTTTCATCATAATAAGGTCTATTTGCGTAAATAAAAATTAAGTAAAAACTCAAAATAGTGTCAATAGAGGCAACTTTGATTTTGCGCCCTTGTAGACTAATAATATTATAACTATGACAAGCAACCGTTTTGTAAATAAACGCAATTGCATCATTATTAACAATTATTTCACAATGGTCGTCTACATATTCACCAATAGGCTTCTTTTTTCTAATAACAACATTTTTAAAGCCTTCATAATTAAGTTGTTCTTTTAATATTAACGCACTTGACATAGGGTTTTCGCTCAACATATCAAAATCAGGAATAGTATTAACTTGCGAGCGTTCTTTTTTGGGCATATATTGACTATAAAGTGACGCAGCATAACCACCAAAAAACACTAATCCTTGATTAATAAATGATGTTTTACAAACTTCATAAATTTTGTCTCGATCGCTATCTGAACCATCATAGTCTCTCTGAAATTGTATAGATTTACAAAGCTCTCCTTTTAATGGATAATTTTTGTTTAATAAAGTAATGCGTTTTAATATTTTTTCCCACCGTGTTACATCTCCCATTGGTCTTGACAATTCAACATACATAGCCATACGCAAATAGTTAGGAGGGCAATAATTTATAGCATTTATTTTAATAGCTTTTTTGAACAAGTTTTTAAACAATGTTTTGTCTAAATAAGTTATGTCAGCAATAGGAATAAAATTAACAAACACTTTATATGTTCCCGCATGAACTGATGATTTTGCCTCAACTTCTTCATAACCAGCTTTATAATATATATTTGTTAATTTTGTGGCATATTCCATTGCTAATGGCGTAAAAAAATCATAGTCAGGTATTTCAATATCTTTGTTATAAAATCGGTCTTGTTCTGGTAATATATTATTTACAGCCGTTCCGCCGTAACATAGTGTATTATGTGTTCTTAAAAATTCTTCTAATATTTCTATTATTTTTTTTATAGTATCAGATTGCACTAATTTTTTACCTACTTCATAAGTAGCACTATCAATAGCATTTCGTAATATTTTTAATTCTTTTTCTTCAAAAGATTTCATAATAAATTATATAATATAGTGTGTTATTATAATATTTTTTTATTTTATAGAAAACAAAAATAGAAAACAAAAAATAGAAAATAGAAAATAGAAAATGATAGTTATTATTATTGCTGTGATAATAGAGTTTGTAATGTACCAGCAACATCTTCTACTGGTCTATGACTTGTAAAAGGAATAATAGCAAAACTAGTTGGAACATTCGCAATTAAATGATTAGGTTTTAAAATCCATGAATAGTTTCCGTTATTTGTAAATTGTGCTACATAGCTTTCTAAATTCGCATCTTTGGTTTGATATTTCATAGCTATAGCATTACAACCGAAACCATATGCTGACGCAAACTCATTGTTATTTACATAATTATTTAAATTTGGCAATACAATAGTAAAACTTCTTTTTGTTTCATCTATGAATTGAGCTGTTTTTCCCGCAATTTCAGTATATCTATATGTTTTACAATAAGCACTTTTTCCCTTTAAATTAATATAAGTTTTTAATTTTGCTAATACATTATTTGTTTCTATTATATTATTTGATGGATAAAAATCACATATAATAATAACTGTTTTATATAAATCTTTCATTTGGACGTTTAATATTGAGCCGGTTGTATAATTATGTTGTTTCATTATGCGAAAAGTATTACTGTCCGTATCTGAAGTAGCTAGGTCTAAGTATTGTTCAAATAGTGCACCCATTTTTTCTAACATAGTCAAATTTGTGCTCATAACCCGAAAATTTAGAATCAAAGGATCACGACTACAATTGGTATGAATAGCATCAAACGCACGCGTTGTAACACTACTTAATACATCACCTAAGTCTAAAGAGTTATAGGTTTCTTTTATATAGTTGCTATTTGCTGTAGATGAAGCCACTATTGGTTTATTATTGTATGAATAAATTTCAAAATCTAAAAACCGACATCCATTAGTAATCGTTTTTTCTAAAGCACACAAATTTACAAAATTATTTTTATAGCCATCACCGCAACAACAATTATAAGCACTTTTAACATAATAATTTTTAAATATAGAATTAGATACATCAAATTCAGTTGTAGTTAAGTCCGTTGCGCTACTTGCTTCTACAGTATTAGCACTTGTAAAATAAGATTTTCCAATATTAGCCCTATAATATTTCTCTAATCTATCACATGTTCGTTGTTCTAATGCTAGTCTATCATATATCCAACCAAATAATATTAACAATATTAAAATGACAATACTCATTGTCATATACAAATATATTGATTGAGTACTATTATTAGGGTCACTACCAAAATAATCTTTAAAAAAGATTTTAGACATTTCATAAAAACTAGTATTTTTATCTTTATTAGTTGTGTCGCCCATATTTATATATTAAAACATTTAATTTTAACTAAAATACTTTAGTAGTTAATTAATTAACTAATTAATTAATTAACTAATTAACTAATTAACTAATTAACTAATTAACTAATTAACTAATTAACTAATTAACTAATTAGTTAAATATTAGTATAAAATTATTATAGTATATAAATTATTAGACTATGGCGGGTGGACTATTAAACTTAATAGCTATTGGCGACCAAAATGTTATGTTGACAGGTAATCCTACTAAAAGTTTCTTTAAATCTACATATTCAAAATATACTAATTTTGGGTTACAAAAATTTAGATTAGACCAAGTTGGACAAAAAGAATTGGAGGTTTCAAAATCTACAACTGTCAGTTTTAAAATAGAACGTTATGGTGACTTATTGATGGATACTTATTTAGTACTAAAATTACCAGCAATATGGAGCCCAGTATATTATTATAATAAATATAGTGATATTAGTGCTGTTTATAGACCATACGAATTTAAATGGATTAAGCATATTGGATGTCAAATAATGGAAGAAGTTAAAATAATGATTGATGGAATAACTATTCAAAAATTTAGTGGTACTTATTTACAAAATGTTGTTGAACGCGATTTTGATTCTCATAAAAAAGAGTTATTTGATATTATGACAGGAAATATTAGCGAACTAAATGACCCAGCTAATTTTAATAACCGAAACAATAATTATCCGAATGCATTTAATATAAATGGAACAAATACTGATGTAAGCGGGATTGAACCATCTATAAGAGAATACAATTTATATATACCAATTAACAGCTGGTTTACAATGTCCTCTTTTATGTCATTTCCCTTAATATGCTTACAATATAGTAATTTGGTTATTGATTTTAAATTGCGACCATTACAAGAGTTGTTTACTATTAAAGATGTATTATACGATATGAGTGTAAATACTTACAAAATAACTAACTATAATAATATTCCTCAAATACATCCACTTCAAACAACATTAGAATATCAATTTAATAGATTTATTAATCCGCCGCCATACAGGGATATATCTGGAGACAGTTATATTAATTTGACAAATAGAATAAATAGTAATATACATTTACTATGTACTCAATGTTTTCTTGATAATGCCGAACGAGAAATGTTTGCCAAAAATAGTCAAAATTATTTAATTAAAGAGGTGAAAGAATATAGTTTTAAAGAAGTTATTAAGACTAATAAAATTAAATTAGAATCAAACGGCTTAATTAGTAGTTGGATGTGGTATTTTCAAAGAAGTGATGTTAAGGAGCGCAATGAATGGTCTAATTATACTAACTGGCCTTATGAAAATAGTATTCCAAATGATTTGAAAAAAATCACAACACCAGACTTATCTTATGTATATTATAGTCCTCATTTTACTTATAGTGGTGATATTTCCAAAAATATATATTATACTGGGTATAGTCCGTCTATTTACGAACAAACCAATGTATGTGAAATTATGAAAAATTTTGGTATACTATGTGACGGCAAATATAGAGAACAAACATTTGATAGCAGCGTATTTAGCAGACTAGAAAAATATAATAAGTCAAACGGCTCCAATTCGAAAGTTGGTTTATATTATTATAATTTTGCTTTAACGACAGACCCTTATAAATTACAACCAAATGGTGCGTTTAATACAAATAAATTTAAAACGATTGAATTTGAATATAACAATTATGCTAATCCACCTTTTGATAGTAGCAATATTGAGTTTACAACTATTTGTGACCCAGCAACCGGCGCAATAATAGCAACATCAAAAGACCCTACAAACATTTATAAATATTATTATAATTTGTATATAATGGAAGAAAAATACAATTTATTAATTTTTCAAAATGGTTTTGGTGGGCTCTTATATAATAGCTAAATCTATGTATTATAACTTGTATATTATATAACTTATGATAGCTTATGCTAATTTAATTTTTGGAACTTTTCGTGTTCCATTATTTTTCGCTTTAAGTGCTAATTTTAGTGCTTTTGAATTTGATGAACAACCATGTTCCAATATTTTATAATCTATTGCTGCTGCTTTGCCTCCACTAATAGCACTTGCTAAACGCGCATAGCCCCAACTATGTGCGCTTTGATTTGGACGTGACCCAGAAGAATAATATGCGCCGCGACCCTTTTTAACAATTTGTAATAAGGCATTTTTAGAACAACCCGTTGCACTTACTAAGTCAGAATTTATTGCTATATTTTTTAGTTTATACAACTTTTGTGCTTTTGCTATATGAGCTGATTTTTTGGATTTATATGAGTCAACATTTTTTCGTGTTAAATAACGCTTCTTTTTATATGCATTACGTGAGGCTTTTAATTGTTTAATTTGTAGTTTTTTATCTTTTAAACTAAGACGACGAGGTAAGTATTTAATAGGTATATTTATCATTTTTTATTACTATTATACTATTATACTATTATACTATAATATTTATTATATATAAAAATATTATAATATGAATAAAAGTATGAATAAAAGTATGAAAGAAAAAATCATAAAATTTGAAAAAGGGCCACCCGGAAAAAAATACACAGCCTTTGTCCAAAATAAGACAACCAAAAAAATACGCAAAATACATTTTGGAGCATCAGATTATCAACAATATAAAGATAGAACTCCGCTTAAATATTATTCGCATAAAAATCATAATAATAGAAAACGAATGCGCAATTATTTTAATAGACATTCTGGAACCAAAAAAAGAGGTGAAGCAATTAGTTTAGAAAAGAAAAAATCGCAAGGCTATTATAATGCTAAAATATTGAGCCATGTATATTTATGGTGAAATTACTGTTCTAAAACTAGATTTATTCTAGGAAATACCAAATGTACAAGTGAGAAGTTGTCCTGAAAATGATGTAGATATTATGTATCTTAACCAATACGCATTTAACACATTATCAAAAATAGGTTGTGGTGTTCCTATATTTGGTGTAAAATCTATATTAAATATATATTTATTAGGATCAGATATAATACATATATCTAAATAACTTGAAGGGTTTCGTAAACTAATAGCAAAAGAGTTAGTTGGATTGGATACATTAGTTGCTATAACAGATACAGCTGTCCTAATATATATATAAAAATTTCCCGAACCAGAAGTTCTACTAAATAATATATTACCATACCAACCAGAATCAACATTAATAACAACACTAGCATTTTGCTGAATGCCTATACTATTAGTTACAACTAAAGTGTATGTTGTTGTAGTTGTTGGATTTACTGTGTATGCTGTGTTTGATATAATAGATTGGTTTTCTACTGTTGCACCTCCATTAATTGTTACTCTTGTAGCATTAGTAAATACCGGAATTAGTGTAGTTGAACCATTTCGACTAATATTAGCATTAGTTGTTGTAATTTAAGCAGTAGGATTTGGAATTTCATTAACAGTCAGTGTTAAATTACTATAGCCTGTATTGTAATACTTATCGGCCACTATATCCAACTTATTACTTAGTCCTGAACCATTTTTGTTTAAACTGATATCAAGTGTACTTTCAGCAATCAATCGACTCGCTACACCATATCCATAAAGTGTAAATATATTTGTTCGACTACTTAGAACAGGTTTCCAATTAATACCATCAGGTGAGAAAGCAATAGTATTATTTTGATATCCTACTGCGACCCACATAGTTCCATTCCACGCTACACCATATCCTACGACTGAAATTATATCATTTGTTTGGCTCAGGGCTGATGTCCAATCAATACCATTACTCGAGTAAGCAATAGTGTTTCCTCCATATCCTACAGCGACCCACCTAGTTCCATTCCACGCCACACCTTCTCCATCATATGTAAATATATTAATACTAGAACTTCCAACAGGGTTCCAATTAATACCATTAGATGAGTAAGCAATCCTATTATTTCCTGCTCCTACTGCTACCCACATATTACCGCTCCACGCTACACCTTTTCCTGTTGAAAATATATTGATACTACTAGTTCCAACAGGGTTCCAATTAATACCATTAGTCGAGTAAGCAATACTATTACTTCCTTCTCCTACTGCTACCCACATAGCTCCCTTGGCATTATACGCTATACCCCTTCCAATTGTAAATATAGTTGTACTATTTGGAACGGGGTTCCAATCAATACCATTAGTCGAGTAAACAATAGAGTTCACTCCTTGTCCTACGGCGACCCACATAGTTCCATTCCACGCTACCCCACGTCCAAAAATTGTAAAAGTATTGGTGTTAGTGTTTGAAATACCAGTCCAAGTAATACCATTATACGAGTAAGCAATAGAGTTCCTTCCTTCTCCCACAGCGACCCACATAGTTCCATTATGCGCTACACCATGCCCCTTGCTTGTAAATATATTTATACTACTATCTTGAACTGCCTTCCAAGTAATACCATAACGATCAGTCGAGTAAGCAATAGAGTTCATTCCTTTTCCTACTGCGACCCATCCTACATCATCCAACATATTTTGAGTCTTCATAAAAACACCACCTATACCCGCATTCCATGCTACACCTCTTCCAGTTGAAAATATATTGGTACTACTATTTTGAACCACATTCCAATTAATACCATTAGATGAGTAAGCAATAGAACAGGTTCCAGTTCCTAGTGCGACCCATAGCGTTCCATTCCATGCTACCCTAACTCCATATGAAAATATATTGCTTATACTATTTTGAACCCCAATCCAAGTAATACCATTATACGAGTAAGCTATACTATAATTTACTACTGGTCCGGTCTTTCTTCCTCCTACTGCAACCCAAGTAGTTCCATTCCACGCTACATCACTTCCACTTGAAAATATAGCGGTACTACTATCTTGAACCACATTCCAATTAATACCATTAGATGAGTAAGCAATACTATATGTTCTCTCCCCTACTGCGACCCATAGTGTTCCATTCCACGATACACTTCTTCCAACTTGAAATATAGTGGAACTACTATCTTGAACCCCATTCCAATTAATACCATCAGACGAATAAGCAATACTATAATTTCCTTCTCCTACTGCGACCCAAAGAGTTCCATTCCATGCTATACCTTTTCCACCATATGTAAAGGTATTGGTACCGCTATATTGAACCCCATTCCAATTAATACCATCATACGAGTAAGCAATACTATAGGTTCCACTTCCTACTGCGACCCAAAGAGTTCCATTCCACGATACACCTGTTCCAACTTCAAATATAGTGGGATTACTATATGGAACTCCTTTCCAATTAACACCATTAGATGAGTAAGCAATACTATAATTTCCAAATCCTAATGCGACCCAAAGAGTTCCATTCCACGATACACCTATTCCAGCTTCAAATATAGCGGAACTACTATCTTGAACCCCATTCCAATTAATACCATTAGATGAGTAAGCAATACTATAGGTTCCTTCCCCTACTGCGACTGTTAAATTAGATGGAAATACAATGCGATTTGGACGGTCTGAATTAAATGCTATACCGATTCCATAAGTTGAAAATAGATTGTTACTAGTACTTGAAACCCCAAACCAAGTAAATCCATCATATGAGTAAGCAATTTTATTTGTTGTTCCTGCTCCTACTGCGACCCACATAGAACCGTTCCATGCTAGACCCAATCCATAAGATGTAATTATATTGGTATATGAACTCAAAACTGCCCACCAATTAATACCATCATACGAGTAAGCAATTCTATTATTTCCACTTCCTACGGCGACCCACATAGTTCCATTCCACGCTACATCCCTTGACTCCTCTGTAAAGATAGTGTTACCGTTTACAGACGGCGTCCAAGTAATACCATCATATGAGTAAGCTATTCTATTATTTCCACGTCCTACTGCGACCCACATAGTTCCATTCCACGCTATCCCAAATCCAATTGTAAATATAGTTGTACTATTTGAAGACGCTGTCCAAGTAATACCATCAGATGAGTAAGCAATAGAGTTTGTTCCTTCTCCTACTGCAACCCAAATAGTTCCATTCCACGCTGCCCGAAATCCATTAATTGCAAATATATTAACACTAGTACCTGAAAGACCAAACCAATTAATACCATCATACGAGTAAGCAATCCTATGGGTTCCTTTTCCTAGTGCTAACCAAAGAGTTCCGTTCCATGCTACACCAAATCCCTCAGTTGATAATATAGTATTACCACTTGACGACCCAGTCCAAGTAATACCATCATACGAGTAAGCAATAGAGAACGTTCCTTTTCCTGCTGCAATCCACATAGTTCCATTATATGCTACACCATGTCCATTATTTGTAAATATACTATTACCATTTGCAGACGGCGTCCAAGTAATACCATCAGATGAGTAAGCAATAGAACAGGTTCCAGTTCCTACTGCGACCCAACGATTAGGAATACTCTGACCAAATGTATATACTTGTTGAATATTGGCTACATTGTCTATTTGCGCACGAATATTACTCTTTGTAAGTGTTGTTGGAGTTGTGTATATTATTGATTTTTTTATAGAAGTTAGACCGCTTCTAGGAAAATTAAGGTTTATAGAAGGGTTGCTAGGAACGAATGCGTTATACGCTTGTCCGTTTATTGTATTAACATTTAAGTCATTAGTAAATACTTTGTTAAATTTCTTTGTTAAAGAACCTAAATTAGAACTACTATCGCCTAAAGGTATTATATTACCACTTATAGTCATATTAGTAGCACTTACATCATTTATATATGCGTTGCCCCACGGTCTTCCAGATAGACCGATAGTTCCTTTATTAGGAACTAGCGGATTTAAATTGGTGCTTACATCAATATTTATAGCACTTACATCATTTATATATGCGTTGCCCCACGGTCTTCCAGATAGACCGATAGTTCCTTTGTTAGGAACTAGCGGATTTAAATTGGTGCTTATATCAATTGAACTAACGCTTACATCATTTATATAAGCATTGCCCCACGGTCTATTAGTAAGACCTAAT